CAATACCACAAAGTGAACCGCTACCTATACCGCATGCGAACCACAACCTACACCCATATATTAACCTACAACCTACAACAGATAACATAAAGACAAAAAAAGTAAAACAAGAAAGTAAGCCAGAGGAAAAAATCCATCCCCTGCAAGCATGGATAAAACAAAATTGTCCTCGGGTTTCAAAACTGAAAAAACAACTGACCTTTGAAGAAGCAGAAAGGATAACTACTGAATTTGAAAGGGACCAGATAAAGGCCAAACTTTTGGCAATGGAAAACAAAGCCAAACTTGATTATGTCAGCGTAAACCTAACCCTGCGCAATTGGCTAATTAAGGACCAATTAAATCCGGCCATACAAGGCTTTTCAAATTATCAAACAGAACCAGCTAAAAATCCCCGATCCAGACCATGACAGCAAAACCAATTTACGATGAAAGCCTTGAAACTGAATATGCAGTTTTAGGAGCAATGATTTTAGATGGCCAAGCCTTAATAAAGGCATTGGATATTTTACCGACTGCCGACTGCTTTACCAATCCTGCAAATCAAATTCTTTTCCAAACGCTCCAAAAAATGTCAGCCGATGGAATTCAGATTGATACCATCACTTTGGCCAAAACCCTGAGAAAAGAGGGCACCTACGAACAAGCCGGAGGCGCAACACAACTTGGATTTTTGGCCATGAAGGTTTCAACGGCTGCTTATGTTGAAATCCATTCCCGGATTCTACTCGAGCAATACATCCGCACCAAAATAAACCAAGTCGTTACCGAAGGGCTATCCAAAAGCCTGAACGAAAAAGAGGATATTTTCGAGGTTGCCGAATTTGTCCAAAAAGGGGTGTCCGATGTAATGACCAACAATTTCAAGTCCAACGACCTGACCATGCAGGAAAGGATTGAAATCGAAAGGGAAAACCGGGCAAGGAAAATCAAAAACGGTGGCGGTGGCATATCGACTGGCTCAAAGGTTTTGGACTCTCTGACCGGTGGATTTGTACCGACTGACTTTTGGGTTTTGGGCGGAAGACCGGGAAGCGGCAAAACAAGTTGGATGACCACCACCATAAAAACCCTTTCAATGGCAGGCATCCCGGTCGGGGTGGTTTCGCTTGAAATGTCGGGTGAACAAATCACGCAAAGGATTCTGAGCAATATTTCTGACGTCGAGGCAATCAAATTGCGCAATAGCAACACGCTATCCGATACCGACCTGCAGCGACTTACCCACTTTGAAACGATGGCCGCAAAACTGCCGATTTACATTTCGGACCCTGCAACAATCAGAGTCCAAAGCATCCGCACCAAAGCCCACATCTGGAAGCGAAAGTTTGGCATTCAGATTCTTTTTGTGGATTACCTTCAAAAGATTTCCGGGAGCAACCTGAATTTTAAAAACCTGAATCGAGACCAGGAGATGGGCGAAGTTTCGGCTACGCTGAAAGCCATTGCAAAAGAATTAGGCATTACGGTGGTCTGCCTTTCTTCCCTGAATCGAGAGGTTGAAAAGAGGTCCGATAAAATACCGCAACTTTCCGACTTGCGAGAATCCGGAAACATCGAATCAGATGCTGACCAAGTTCTTTTCCTGATGAGGCCTGAATATTACGGCCTGACCGGAAACTTTTTAGTGGATAATCAAGAATATCCGGTTGATGGCCTTGCGGTCGGTAGCCTTGCCAAAAACAGGCATGGTTCGGTTGGTGAATTTGCGCTTAGGTTTGAAAACAAGGTGATGCGGTTCGCGGATTACCATGCAAGGCAGGCCCCTGAATTTACCCAGTTTCCGAAGCCGATTACTTCCAATGGTTTAAATGAATTTGATATTTTCTAATTATGACACAAGAACAAAAAACACAAATCCGGCCTTTTGCCGTTGCCTACCTGAATGCACTAAAGGACCGAAGAAGTGCAGCTTTTTTGCGCAAAACTTTTTACGAAATTTGCGACGAAATTCTTGGACCTGACCGCGAGATTTTGCGAGATGAGCAAAAGACAGTCGATAAGGTAATTCTTGAACTTCAAACTTTCCTTGATAGGGTTTAAAATCGAAATGGCACGACCTAAATTATTTATCGGAGTTGATCCCGGCAGCACTTGCGGAATTGCAACGCTGCAAGCCGGAAGCCGAAGCCCGAATGTCTACCAGTTCAAATCCAATATCGAAGCCATGTTTTTCGTCATAGAACTGGCAAATGATTGGGATGTTGAATTGACAATTGAAGATGCACGATTGGCAATAAAGACCGCCTACCATGCCCGGACTCAGACTAAGGCAAAGGATCAAGGCGTGGGCTATGTCAAAGCCTACTCAAAGGAATGGGAAGCCTTTTGCCAACTTAAAGGCTTTTACCATCGCATGGTATCACCCAATTACCGGATAACCAAAACCAGCCCGGAATACTTTCAACAGTTGACCGGGATAAAAACCTTAAAAGGAGAACATCACATGAGAGATGCCGCCATGCTGATAATCGGGAAACGGTGATACTTTTGATTTTCGATTGAAAATTGGTTAAAAGATGATAAAATCGAAAAGGGCGCAAAATTTTTTTGTGCCTTTTTTTATTGGTAATCAGGAAGTTAAAAAATAATTGCAAAAATATTTATTAAAAAGTTTGCAAATTAAAAAAACGGTATTACCTTTGTATCACTGCAACGGAGCAGGAACAAAAAACAAAAAGACAAAATGGAAAATCAAGTAAAAATCGAGCAGTCAAACTTTTACAGAGTTTATGATAGCATGGGCAGAGGTACAGAAATTGGTTATTTTGCTTCAAATTTTAATCAAGCATTTGAGCAATTCAAAAACGACAAAGCAAATTTTCAAAAACATTATTACGGAAAATTAAAAAGAGCCTATAATGGTGGCGTAAGAGGTTCAATGGCAGGTTAAGAAAAAGAAAAAATAAACACCGGGGCTTCGGCCCCTTTCTCAAACTTTTAAATCAAAAAACAAAATGAAAGCACAAATCGTAAAAAACAACCACCGCTACGGCAGGATGGTTCTTCCTGCCGAAATCAAATCTGTAACTTTGGTAAACGGCAAGACCTACCCGGTGACCAAAAACACCTCAATATCCGGCAAAAGCTGGAGTTGGAACTTTCGCCTGGACAAAGATGACGAAAAAGAAATTCTTGGATTTACCTTGAATGAAAAGGCACGGATCAGTTTTTCTATCTTTCAAACCGGAGAACTGCAAAGGGCAAGAATATCCCTGACCGGGGGCAATTCAAAGTCGTATCACAGCTACCCAAATCCGCTCGATGTCATTGCCGAAATCAATTAGGAAACGCAAGCCCGGAGGCGGTAGGAAGCCGCAATACCCGGAACCAACGACTACCATTGCCTTTCGGGTGCCGGTCAGTCAGGTTCCAAAAGTCAAAGCCATGATTGCCGATTTTCTCGCAATTTTCAAAGCCTCCGGATAGGGGGCTTTTTTGTTTTATTTCTTTTGTACCTTTGCCGAAACAAACCCAAAAGCGATGCCATTAAAAAAAGGCTATTCAGCGAAATCAGTAAGCAAGAATATTAAGACTGAAATGAAGCGAGGCAAGCCGCAAAAGCAGGCAGTCGCAATCGCTTTGTCGGTCGCTAAGAAGGCAAAGAAGGCCGCTAAAAAGAAATAACCCATGCCCATCGCAGAAACTGGATATTGGACAACCGAAGACGGCAAAGAACACATCCATGATGGTTCGCTTGCTTTGTCTTTGGTCAAGTTTGCCAGTATGCACCGGCTTACCACCGTTGCCGACTTTGGCTGCGGTTTGGGGAATTATGTTTGGCAGCTGAAGAAATCCGGATTAAATGCCGTTGGCTACGATGGCAATCCAAATACCGAAGCCCTGACCAAAGGCAACTGCCGAACCTTGGAACTTGCCAAAGACTTTGACCTGAAAAAGAAATTTGATTTGGTCCTTTCTCTCGAAGTGGGCGAACACATCCCTGCCGAATTTGAGTCGGTTTTCCTTGCCAACATCACCAACCATTGCAGGCGATATTTAGTGCTGAGTTGGGCGATACCGGGGCAGGATGGCATCGGCCATGTGAATTGGTTCAAAAATACTTTGATGGTTTTTAAAAGAAACTAAAACTATGCCAGCACCTGCCGGAAATGCTTACAATGGATATTCAATCGAAGAAATAAAAGCCTTCGTTCCTGAGTATGTAAAGCACCTCGAAAGTGGTCTGTCAAGAAGGTGTTTTGTGCCATGTGATTACCGCACAATCGAAACGGCAATCGAAAAAAACCCACAAGAATTGCACACCGAAAAAAATGCAATAGCCAAAGCCGAGCGAGTTGGCAGGGCTTATTGGGAGTCGATTGGCAGGGATAACATTGTAAACAAGAAGCAAATGGTCAAAGAATCCGATGGCAGCACCACCGTAATGGAAACAAGCCTAAACGCTGCGGCATGGATTTTCACCATGAAAAATAAGTATGGTGACGAATGGCGAGATAAGCAAGAAATTGAAGGCGAGGTTCAAATAAATCGGGTAATTAAGCCCCGACCGATGGACGACCCCGAAACCGAATAATGGCAGTTCTTGACCTGAGCGATTCCCGGATTTGGAATCACACCTATTTGCCAGCCGTAACAAAGCCACGAATCTACAATGTCTTATACGGAGGAAGCGGAAGCGGCAAGTCGCAGCAAATGATTCAAATGCTGCTTTCAGAAATATTCGATTCAGAAACCAATCAAAACCAAACCTTTTTCGTAATCCGCAAGGTTGCATCCACTTTGCGCAACTCGGTTTTTCAGGATTTCAAAAACAAGATAATCGACTGGAACATTGGGAATGAAATCCGAATTATTGAATCACGACTTGAAATCAGATGCGGAAGCAATCGCATTGTTTTCCTCGGATGCGATGACCCGGAGAAACTGAAATCGCTATCCCAAAGCAAATACATTTGGATTGAGGAAGCTACCGAATTAACCCTTGAAGATTTCACTCAGATAACCCTTCGCTTGCGGGGTAAAAGTCAGCATACCAAAAGACTTTTCATCACCTTCAATCCGGTATCAGATACCCACTGGCTGAAGAAGCGATTCTTTGACGAAATACCCGAAGACGAAACAAATGAGGTGCTGACAATCAAGGCAACCTATTTGGATAACCTTGACAAACTGGATTACGAATACATCAAGCGATTGGAAGCCCTGAAGGAAGTGGACTCTACCATGTACGAAATCTATGCCAAGGGAAATTGGGGAGTTTGGGATAAGGAAAAGCTATTTGCCAGAGAGTTCAACGAAGAGGTCCATGTCTTCAACGGTGCAATAAAAGCCCTGTCTGCATTGCCTCTTTACTTATCCTTTGACTTTAACTCGGCAAACGGTGGTAATACTTGCCTCGTTGCTCAGCACACGCTGAACGCAGCCAAAGACCGTTATTATTGCAATGTCAATATCCTGAAGGTGTACCGCATGCACGACTTAGAAGCGATGTGCCAAACCATCTTAGCTGAATATCCGGGCTTTGAGTATCATGTAAACGGGGACCGGTCCGGCAAGAATGCAAACGAAGCAACGAGCGATAACAAGTCCAATTACCAGTTGATTGCCAACTACCTGAATCTGGAACCGAATTATCAAATCCATGTACCCAAGGCCAACCCAAGGCACATATCAAGTCGTCTGCATACCAATCTGGTGCTGCGGCACGGCAAGGTTTTACTCTCCAAGTTCGACCACAGAAGAAAGACAATCCGGAAATCGGGCACTGCCTCGACACTTTCCGCTATTACATCACCACCAACTTCTACCAGATAGTTGGCGAATATGGTCTTCAAGAATTTGGAAATAAAATTGACAAAAGTTCTAATTTTGCCCCATGACCGATTTAAAGCTCCACCCTTCCGATATGCAATTATTTGAGCAATTGGTAATCTCTTACAGTCAGGCATCTTCGCCTCATGTCAATGACAAAGATGCCGCAAAGAGTGCGGTTAATCGGGCATTGGAAACTATTAAAGAAATCAAAGAAATAAAAAAAAGAACATGGAGTGCTGTAACGAAGTCCTAAAGGTTTGCAAGCCCCTGCCCGATTGCATGGAGTTGCTTTATATCCATGTTCCACCGGGCTACGATTCCGAAACCATTGTAATTCAGATAACCAATGGCAAGGGCATGATGGTGAATCTTATTCTTGATGTTGAAAACGGGAAAGCCCTAATCGACCTGACCGACCTAACCCTGATTGATGCAGCGTGGTTCAATCCCTTTGCCGGCCAATACCTACTGCAATACTTTGACGATGAAGAAACGCTAATCCTTCCGGAATACAACGGCAAGGCTTATGACACCATAGCATTTTCAGTCGGCCAATACTCTGACCCGGTTGGCGAGCTGAATCCCTTTGTTTGAGAATGATTTGATAACTAGGTCAAAAGCCGATTGGAATTTCTAATCGGTTTTTTTATACCTTTGCAAAAACAAAATGACATGAAAAAGATAATTGTAATCGCAGCCGCACTCCTGACCATGTCAGCAGGGTGCACCGAAAAACCAAAGTACAGAGAGTTCACTTGTTACCGGGTTGATCCTGCCAGTTTAATCTGCAAGTACCGGGCAAGAGCCGAAAACAGCAACGATGAGATTATCATTCTTGACGAATGCGGCAAGTACAGGGTTGGTCAAGTAATCGCAAAGCAACTTATTGACTGATATGAAAAATAAATGTAACTGCGGCACGAAACGGCCAAAAGGATTCAGAGGCGGCAAAAGATGACATTTGCAGCGATATCGACCGCTTTCTTCGCATGGTTCTTCGCGTACTCGCTTGACCATGTTCCTTACCTGGGTTGGTACGGCCGGCTAATTGACCGACTGCCCTACCACTTGGAGAAGCCATTAGGCAGATGCCCATTCTGCATGGCACCTTGGTTGTTTTTACTTTATCTGATTACGAAACAAAATGAACTTATTCACACGCTTTGGCAAGTCCCGCACGGCTTCGGATGGGTCTATGCCGCCAACGAAGCCTTCGGGCGATATTTTGCCCCTGCCGATTAAATACAACGGCAACGCACCAAAGGAATGGGCGGATAAAATTGAATATGCGTTCACTTCAGGCAGCGTTCATTTCTTTCGGTTCATTTCCGAACCATACATCCCTTACACTCGGGCCAATGCTGCCTTGGACATTTACGAAGAGCTTGAATGGGG